AATGATGGGTTATATGAACCTGGAGAACTTACTTTACAGGGATCAGAACCTACAGATGATATGGGAATCTATAAGATTTCCCCATTTAAAGCCTATGTTAATGGGTATCAAATTGAAATTAATACACCAACATATCTTGAATTTGATAAACCAAGAGAAACTAAAGAGTTTGAAGATCAGCAGTTAGCATATAACTCTGGACCAACATTAGCAATAAACAGAGTATTTGGATATCCAACTTTAGGAATTCAAACAAGTTTTTATATCACTCTTAGAGATGAAAGAGTTGGTGGATCTCAAGCAACAGCTGCCGGTAAAGAAATTGGTGTTGCTAGAGTTTATGATTATGAATTAGAAGACGGAACATATGAAAGAGAAAATTTAGACTTAAACACTTGGGATCTTACATTATATGATGTTAGACCCTATGTTGAATTTGAACTGAATGAGCCAGTAAAATTAACAACTCCTATTCATATTAAAGGAAAAGCAACTGGAGCAACTGGACACCTCAGATTTGATGTTAATAATTCTGGTATTGCTACCGCTTATGATGTAAGAGGTAGATTCAACGTAGGTGAAAAGTTAATCTTTAATGGTGTAGAAGAAAATACAAGAGTCGTAAAGGATGCAACAGAATATGGAATTAATAAAGTAAGATCTATTCATGCAGTAAATGCAAATGGAACTTTCTTTAGTGCAGATACTATACTTGAAGCTTCTGAGGATATTCCAGAACCAGGTTTAAATGTAAGTATAACTGGAGCATCTAGTGGTGTTTCTACGGTAAGTGTTGCAAACTTCAATCTAGATAAAGTATTTGATGTTGGTGATCTTGTATCATATACAAATTCTGGAAACCCAGAAATTGTAACCTATAATAAAGTTTCTGCTGTAGCTAAAACAAACATGAGACTGGAGGCGATTACTTCAGTAACAGGAATCTGTGCTGGTGCTCTCCCAACTTCTGCAGTACAGACTACAGATTTCCAAAAAATTGAAACAGAAATTGAAACTTCTGACGATAATACTCTTTATACAGAGTTTCCAAAAGATTTTGTTGCGAAAGTAAATCTTGAAGATTCTACTATTGTCGTTAGAAAAACATTTGATATCAATATTACTGATGGTGCAACAAATGCTATACAATCAGGAACTGATTTTACTTTCCTTCCTTTCACAGCAGGAAGATATGTCCTAACAAGAAATGATGGAACTATTGAAGAACTGACTGATGATAAAATGACCTTCAATGGGTCATCTACACAATTAACCATAAAAGGACTTGGATCTAATACTGCTGGTGTTCTTGTAGCAACTTGCAACAAATCTAATAACACATCTAAAGTAAAAATTAGAAATAGAATTGGATCTCTTATTATTGATAAATCAAGAGTTCGTCAATCTGGTGTTGGTGGAACCACATTAAACGATGGACTGACATATGGAAATTATCCATATGGTACTAGAGTACAGGATGAAGAGATTGCTTTGATGAGACCCGATGTTATCGAGGTCTTAGGAATTTTTGAATCTGATAATACTGCAGAACCAGATGTTAAGAGACTAGAATTTAGCACCTTCTCTGGCCCTACTCAGTCTACCGATGATTTAATTATTGGTGAAAGATTTGAAGGAGCAACTAGTGAAGCTATCGGTATTGTAATTGAAAAAATAAATGATACTACTATAGGATTCATACCAGCAAATGATGATGCATTTGATGAACCTGGTGAGAAAATTACATTTAAAGAGTCTGGAGTAACTGCAAGTTTTGTAAAAGAAACTGGATCAGATTTAAACATTACAAATAAATTTGATTTAGCAGATGGATTTGAAGACACAATATATGATTATGCTAGACTTGTAAGAAATAAAGATGCTAAAGAACCTAAGAGAAAATTAAAAATTATATACGAGTTCTGCACATATGATGCTGCAGACACAGGAGATATCACAACGGTAGATTCCTACTCTAATTTTGACTATAAGGATATTCCAGAAACTGGAGACCTTAGACATAGTGATATTATTGATATTAGACCAAGAGTTGATTTTTATAATGTAACAGAAAATTCTAGATCACCATTTGAATTTTTTGGCAGATCTTTTGATGGTGATGGAAACTCTGCTGATTTTATTCTTGCATCAGACGAAACTATCACACTTGATTACTCAATCTACTTAGCTAGAGTTGATAAAATTTTCTTAGATGAAGCAGGACAGTTTCACAATGTAGAAGGTCCTCCATCAGAAAATCCAGCACCTCCTGGAGCAAAGGATGATTCTATTGAAGTTGCTCAAATTATTCATCCACCATTCCTTGAAGATGTAGAAGACGCCAGTATTGAATTAGCGGACCATAAACGCTATACAATGGATGATATTGGAGATCTAGAAGATCGTATTAAGCAACTTGAGTACTATACATCTTTAAACCTTCTTGAGCAAAGTACTGCTAATATGAAGGTGACTGATGGTAATGGTCTTAATAGGTTTAAGTCTGGATTCTTTGTTGATGATTTCTCTGATGCAGAAAATCAACTAAAGGTAACAATTCTTAAGAACTCTGTAGATACTGAAGAGGGTGAGTTAAGGGCTGCTCCATATACTACTCAAATTGACTTAGAGTTAGGAACATTCAGCGCACTAGGTATTGGAACTGACGTTATTGATTCTGTTACTCTTGATCCAGAATTTGATACCAATATTATTGGTGAAAATATCAAAATGACTGGTAGAGTGATTACTCTCGATTATGATGAGCAAATTGAGATTCATCAACCATATGCAACTCAAAACGTTCCAGTTAATACTTTTGCTGATATATTTTATGAAGGTGAATTAGAACTTCAACCAGATTCTGACCTTTGGGTGCGCCAGAACTTGGGTGGAAGAAGAGTAAAAGATTCAAGAGGTAAATTCTGGTTCACTAGACGGCAATGGAGAAAAATGAGATGGAATCCTAACTTCGGTTGGGGTGGTGTTATTTGGAAAGATTGGAGACATCATTGGAAAGGTAATCTTCCTAAGGGAGGGCGTCGTCGTGGTGGAGAATATAGTGGAACAACTGCTAACCGTAGGAGGAGAAGGAGAAGAAGAAGAATTAGAGCAGCTGGAGGAGTCTTTAGACGGAAAAAGAGATTAAAGATTAATAGAAGAAGAAAGCATCGGTTTAAGATTAAGAGAGGTGGTGCTAGAAGAAAGGGATGGGGTAAGAGAACTATAAGACGTAGATTCTGGGCAAGAAGAGTACGCCAAGGAAGACGCTTTGTATCCGTAGCCGTCCGTAAGTGGATGAGAATGCGGAACATTCAGTTCAAAGCGAAGAAGATGAAACCCAACACAAGGGTTTACGCTTTCTTTGATGGTGTTCCAGTAATGAAAACCATTACTCCTAAGCTTATCGAAGTTAAGATGATCAAGGGAACGTTCCAGGTTGGTGAACGTGTAACTAGTGCAAGAAGGAGAAGATTCCGTAGAAGAGGATCTATTGCAGTTAAAGTAAGAAGGAGAAGAATCAGAGTTAGATCCGTTAGAGGATGGCGTTGGGCAATGAGATTCTCTGGACGAGTTTGTCCAATTAATCATAAAGAAGGTCCAGTTAATACTCCATTAAAAGTATATGGTCAGAACCCATATACAAAGACGGCGATGCCTACAAGTTATGCATCCAATTCTACGATTCTGAATATTGATACTTTCATCATGTCCCTCAAACAAAGAGGAAGATATTGGGGATTTATTAACCGTAAGATGCGTCTAAAAGGACGTAAGAGTAAAGCCGTTTGTAGAGTTGTTAATAAACGACTTATCACAGACGGTCAGGGCACTGTTGCAGGTTCATTCTTCCTTCCAGCAGCAGATGGTGTGAGAAAGAGAAAATTTGGTTATGCATTTAGTGCTGGTAAAAAAACATTTAGATTAGTTGACTCCAAAACTAACTCTGATGATAAGGCAGAACTCACCACAATGGCTGAGGATGAATTTACATGTACCGGTGGTGGTCTTAAGACAAGATATCACCTTCGGAGATTGAAAGTCAGAAGAGGACGTAGATGTACTCGCAGACCAAATGCAGAGGTCGGAAGAAGAAGAGTACTTAGGAAGTGTAGAGGTGGTCGAGCACGTCCAGTAACTCCCGATCCAGGAGACGAAGAAGAATCAGCACCAATCAGTCCCACTCCACCAGGAGGGACGAAGCCACCGAGACACGTTGACCCACCTAAAGGTCCTAAAGTGCCGAAGGATCCACGTCCATGTCGGCGTAAAGGAAGGGGTAAGAAAAGGTGTAAACCAGGAGGCAAGACGCCACCACCCAAGAAGAATAGACCTAAAGTCAAAACTGCTAAGGTTAAATACGTCTTTGATAAGAAAGGAAAAGCACTTCCTATTTGGTATGTTCCATATACCATTAAAAAGGGTAAAAATAAGGGAAAAACTAGATACCTTAACTTTAACCAAATTAGAAGACTAGGTGGTAAAAAGGATGCTAAGAGAGCATTCAGGGAGTTTGGATACCCTCTTCCACCTAAGAATTACCCAGGTAGAGGTAAACCAGCAAGACCAACTGGAGGTAAAAAGAAGACAACTACCATTGCGATTAAACAAAATCGTAAAGGTGTGATGAAGGTTATTGATACCTCCAAGAAGGCAAGGAAACTCAAGAGAAAGGGTAAGAAGTCTAACGTCAGGGATGTTATTAAACCAGGCGATAAGGATTATGGCTATTACAACAAGGGTAAACCCCAACTCTGGAAGTATGGTGCAACACTTCTTGCAACACAAAACAAGAAAGCAACTAAAAAAGTTACTAAGAGAGGTAAGAAGAAGTTTGAGAAACGAGGATTCCCTGTTAATAAATTACCACTTAAGAATGGTAGTATAAAGAGATTCCAGCCACGCAAACCAAGACCACGGAGAAGGTCTCGTCCAAGACCTGCACCAAGACCAACGCCAAGAGCAAATAGGAGAAGAAGATTAGGTGGAGGTTATCCACGGAGACCTAGACCTAGACCAAGACCAAGACCTCCAGCACGTCCACCTAGACCACCAGGTAGAGCAGCAAGAAGAGGAGGAGGAAGAAGAAGAGGAAGAAGAGGAAGAAGATCCGACCTCTTACTGAAGACAAACATTATGATCATCCAAAACGCACTAAATAGAGTGTTTAGAGTCTGAAATATATTATGATTTCTCTTTTGAATAAAGTATGTAATCTTAATGGAACACTTTATAAGTGGAATGATAAAATGAAAAAACATCATGAAAGAGAGGGTTATGAGTATGGTCTCATAGCCCAGGAAGTTCAAAAAGAGTTTCCCGAAATGGTTTACGAAGAAGATGGGTATCTATCTGTTGATTATATTCAAATGATACCCGTCTTAGTAGAAGCCATTAAAGAACTTAAAGGTGAACTTAATACATTAAAAGCAAATAAATAAAAGTAAATTATTCACCAAAGCTATTGAGCAGATAAATGTCCGATAAACTAATTGACCCGTTAGCGCAAACATTCTATGTAGATAATCCTAAAGGGATTTTTGCAACGTCTGTTGACGTTTATTTTTATGAAGGAGATTCTGCTTTACCCGTTTCTATAGAACTGAGACCTACGGTAAATGGAAATCCATCTGCAAAAGACATTTATCCATTTTCTCAAACTACATTAGAACCAGAAGATGTTGTTGTAAGTCCTGATGCAGAAGCCCCAACAAATTTTAAATTTAAATCACCAGTATTTCTAAAAGGAGAAACTTTTCATTCATTAGTTGTTATTGCAAATAGCAAAAAATACTCAGTATGGGTTGCTAAGATGGGTGAGATAGATGTTACTAAAGCGAATGACGATGATTCTAAATCAGTTTTCGTTTCAGCAAACCCAAATTCTGGAGTATTCTTTAGATCTCAGAATGGTGCAACATGGACACCATCTGAAAGAGAAGATATGAAGTTTACTCTTTATAGAGCTGACTTCAAAGAAAATTCAGGAAATGTAAACTTCTATAATCCAGAATTATCCGTAGGAAACGATCAAGTTTCTATTTTGGATAATGATGCATTTGAAATGGAATCTAGACAAGTAAGATTAGTTTTAAGTGGTGGATTAAATGAAGTTGGATTTACTACTGGTGTTACTGTAACACAAGAAAATTCTGATGGTAGAGGAAATTATATCGGGAATGCTGGCGCTGTTTCATCTGTATCAGTTTTTAATGCTGGTATTGGTCTCACACCATCGATTGGTGGACTTACATATTTTGATGTTCCGTTATCAAAAATAACAGGAGAAGGGAAAAACGCTACCTGTAATTTAACTGTCCAAAATGGAGTCGCTGTTGGTGCAACCATAGTTAATGGAGGATCTGGATATCAGGTTGGAGATTTGGTAACATCTAACTCGATTGGAAGTGGATTAGGAAGAAATTTAAGATTATCTATCGGAGAACTTGGCGATATAAACGAAATTATTGTTGATGATATTCAAGGTAGGTTTACAACTGGTTCAGGAAGTACAGTTACATATGAAAACTCTAGTGGAGCTACTGTTGGATTAAATGCTGGATCAGGTGGACTAACACTCACCGACAGTACAGTTATTCATGATGGTCTTCATATCAAAGTGAATCATCCTAATCATGGAATGTATGCACTAGAAAATGTCGTTACTATTGATGATGTTGATCCAGACAATCCAAGTGTAGATACAACAGCAGATGTTGAGGAAGACTCAACCTTACCAATTCCTATTGATGATTTACTCATTGATAGTGAAACTGGATTAAGTATTTTTGCTACGTTTGAAAACGTAGGTGTATCTTCGACAAATCCAGGATATATTCAAATTGAAGAAGAAATTATTGGATACACAGGAATTGATGGACTTAATCTAATTGGAATTACAAGAGAAGTTGATAATACCGTAGGAACTTCATATGAAAAAGGTGTAGATATTGTTAAGTACGAACTTAATGGTATTTCTCTAAGAAGAATTAATAAAACTCATGAATTGCAAGATGCAACAGTATCTAATCCAATTGATTTGGACTATTACACTATAAGAATCGACCCTCAAGAAGCTGGAATTGATAGATCTAGTAGTCCTTTTGGATATCCTGATTTATTTTTTGAAGAAACTAAATCTACTGGTGGTGATGATATTACTGCTACTCAGAATATTCAATTTGAAATTATCGACCCAGAAATTTCAGCAACAGAAGTCAACGGTACTGAAGTAGAATTAAATCTAAGAACTGTTTCCGGAAGAAGTATTGGTGGTAATCAAGAATCCTTTATCGATCAAGGATTTGAAAAAATTTCTACAGAAGAAGAAACATACCTATCTTCTCCTAGACTAATTTGTTCCCGTATTAATGAAACTGAACTTCTTGATGGAATTGACGGAATTGAAGGAAATAAATCTCTTAATATATCCGTCAATCTAACAACCACTAGTCCAACATTATCTCCTATGATCGATTTGGATCGATGTGCTGTTATTTTAATCGGTAATAGAATGAATAAACCCATTACCGATTATGCTAATGATGAGCGTACTGCAGATTTGGAGAATGATCCTCATGCTTTTGTTTATGCTACGAGACCCATAACTTTAGAAAATGCAGCAACATCTCTTCAAATTTATGTTAGTGCATATGTAAATACTAAAAGTGATTTGAGAGCTTTCTATGCTATTGATGACGATGGTAAAGAAGAAATGATTTATTATCCATTCCCAGGATTTGATAATATTGATAATCAGGGAAATGTTGAAGATCTTTCTAAGAGTAATGGAACTCCAGACGAGAAACTATCAAAAACTGATAGTGTTGGATTTGAATCTGATGAATTAGAATTCCAAGAACTGAAATTTAGTATTAATAAACTTCCTTCCTTTAGAGCTTTCGGTATAAAACTATGTGCATCTACAGAAGATACAACATATCCCGTTAGATTAAAAGATTTAAGAGTAATCGCACTTGCTTAATTATGAATGACGAATTTGATCAGATTATTGAAATAGAAGATGATGTAGAGGAAGAAAGAGGTCTTGCTCTTGTAAAAGATTTTGAAAATCTATTGAAAGATGAAGATACTGGGGCAGTAATTAATACGGATGATGATGAATATGAAACCTACTTAGAACTAAGAGATATAAAATGGCGTGAAGAAAATGAAAAAAATCAACTAAAATTCGATATTGATTTTTTAAAAACCGCAGTCATAGAATTACAACAAAAAGTAATGGAGTTGCAAAATGAATCCTGATCAAATAGAACTTAAAAAATTATCTAAGACCTTTGAATATGAAAAACTTTCTAGAGATATAGATAGTATAGATGATATTAAAATTCTTCGAGATGTAACTAAAAGTTACGTTAAGTTGTACTTAAAACAACAAGAAACACTTTCGGTACTACCGTCCATAGACATTTCAAAATAATGGCTAAACCATCATCCAGACAAACCCTAATAAGCTACTGTAAGAGGCAGCTAGGTGCTCCTGTATTAGAAATTAACGTTGCAGATGAGCAAATAGATGATCTTGTGGATGATGCGCTCCAGTCCTTCCAGGAACGCCACTTTGACGGAGTTGGAAAAACATACTTAAAATATAAACTTACTCAAACAGATATTGATAGAGGAAAAGGAACATCAGGAATAACTACCACCACAGTCAGTGATGGTGGTATTGATTATGACTATGAAGAGGATTCAAGATATCTACCTCTCCCCGATGGAGTAATTGGTGTAGAAGGAATTCTTCATTTTACAGGATCTAATAATATCTCTAGTGGGATGTTTAACTTTAAATATCAATTATTCCTAAATGATATTCATTATCTAGGATCTACTGAGTTATTGACTTATCAAATGACTCAGACATTTTTGTCTGATATTGATCATATGCTCACTACCCAAAAGAAGATTAGATTTAATCAAAGAAAGGGTAGATTGTACATTGATATGGATTGGAACGAAGCTATTGCAGGTGAATACTTAGTATTAGACACTTATTCAATTGCAGATCCAGCAACTTATTCAAAAGTATATAATGACTCATTTTTAAAAAGATACCTTACATCCACGATAAAACGTCAGTGGGGAATGAATCTCATTAAATTTCAGGGAGTAAAACTTCCTGGTGGTATAGAACTAAATGGTAGACAATTATTTGATGATGCTCAAAAAGAAATTGATGCCATATTAGATAAAATGCCTACTTATTATGAGATGCCTCCTCTAGACATGATAGGGTGATAAGATATGCTCAATCCATTTTTTCAACAAGGAACTAAGTCAGAACAAAATCTTATTCAAGATTTAGTTAATGAACAACTTCGGATGTATGGGGTAGATGTATACTACATTCCAAGACTTTATGTAAATGAAAAGACTATTATAAGAGAGGTAGTTGATTCTGAATTTAGGGATGCATATCCTATTGAAGCATATGTAGATACAAGCGAAGGATATGAAGGATCTGGTGAAATAATGAGTAAATTTGGTATTGAAACTCAAGACGATTTAAATCTCACTATCTCTAGAGAACGTTACGAAGAATATGTTAAACCATTAATAGAAAGTAAGAACAATATAAAATTATCCAGTAGACCTAAAGAAGGTGATCTTATATTTTTCCCTTTAGGCAATCGTATATTTGAAATTAAGTTTGTAGAGCACGAACAACCTTTCTATCAATTAAGAAAAAATTATGTATATAAACTAAGATGTGAACTATTCCGGTATGGTGATGAAATCATCGATACTGATGTGGATGCAATTGATACCGCATTACTAGGAACAGAAGTATCGATTGGTGGAGTTGCTGGATCTGCGGTAAGTGGTATTGGTGCAAACTTAGCAGGGACAAGAATCTATACGATGCTTGGTATTGGATCTACAGCATTAGCAGAAACTACAGTATTTGATGGTGGTGTAAGGTATGTAACCATTACAAATAGAGGAACTGGATATACATCAACACCAGATATCATATTTTCAAAAGCTCCTGATGATGGATTGACTGCTGTTGGTATAGCAACAATGATCACCGGACTTATTGATTATTGCGAAACAAATACTGATAGATCTAGAGTTCAAGGTGTTAGGATAACCAACACTGGATATGGATATACTTCAGACCCCCTTGTAACAACTTCTGGAGGAGGTGGATCTGGATTTGTAGGAACTGCAGTAACTGGTAATGGAGTAGTTGGAATTATAACTGTAACTGATGGTGGATCTGGATATTTCGGTCTTCCTGCAGTTACTTTCAGTGCTCCTGTCGGATCTGGTACTTCAGCAATTGCTGAAGTTGTTGTAAGTAGTGCAGGAACTATTACATCAATTCAAATACTTGATGCTGGTGCTGGATATGCAAAGACAAATCCACCAACAATAACAATTGCAGATCCTTATCTTGCAGGATCTGGTGATTATATCATTGGAGAAACAGTTGTTGGGTCTAGTAGTTCAGTTACTGGTATAGTTAGATATTGGAACTCTACTACAAACCAATTAAATCTTGCACGAATCACGGGAGACTTTAATATCTACGATGAATTCGTTGGAGAAGAATCTGGAGCAAGACATAAGGCAACTCCAGGATCTATTGCTGATAAATTCAATCTACCTGATCCTTTTGCATCTAATAATGATTTTGAAACTGAAGGAGACAACATATTAGATTTCAGCGAATCTAATCCATTTGGTCTTCCATAAGGGTTACTTTTGTTAAATAGTATATAATTATCATTTAGTATAATGTTTGAGTACTTCTACCACGAGATATTAAGAAAAACGGTAATATCTTTCGGAACACTTTTTAATGATATTGATATTAAGAAGACGGATGCTTCAGATAATGTTACCTCAGTAGTAAAAGTGCCTCTTGCATATGGACCTATGCAAAAGTTTCTTGCTAGACTTGAGCAATCTCCAGATTTAAATAAAGCAACTCAAATTACGTTACCCAGAATGTCTTTTGAGATGACTGGTATTTCATATGACTCATCGAGAAAAGTAACAACAACTCAAACATTTTTATCGGGAACAAAAGACGACGGTTCGGATATTAGAAAGAATTATATGCCGGTACCATATAATGTAGATTTTGAATTAAGTATCTATACAAAAATAAATGATGAGATGCTTCAAATTGTGGAGCAAATTTTACCATATTTTCAACCACAATATACAATGACTGTTAATCTACTCGAAACTATTGGTG